GTTGAGTCTTCTGGATCTGTAATTCTAATTTGGTTTGTCTTATTAAGAGCAGTTGCAGCATCATATTGTAATGCTGAAATCTCAAATGCCATTCTTGGTAACTTAATAGCTAATTTAGGATCTGTTAGATTTGGAGAGTTATCTAATCTAGCTAACCATTTATGTTTTGGACCATAGGCTAAAGGAACCTTAGTTGTTTCTAATACATTACCATTGCTATCTGTTTTGCGTACCTCAATGTTATTAAACATCGTACCAAATACTGATACCATTCTACGGATTTGTGCGTGATAGAAATGACCACTAAACATTATAAGTCTCCAGGTGATCCAAACGGATTAGTTTCTGTAAAGTCAATTACATTATCACCAAGGTCTTCGAAGTCATCATTCTGCGATTGAACATCATTAGAGATAGATGTATCAGTACTCAAAATAATATATGAAGCACCAGACTTCTCACCAACTAATGGATAGCTACCAGATGCATAGAACTTACGAGCTGTTCCATCCCTACCAACTTCATCAATAATGACAGAATCACCTGTTACATTATCCCAAGCTGCTAATTCACCTTCAATATAGATTGTAGCACCCTGGCTATCAACAGCACCACTATTTTGGATTACAGTTTCACCAACCTCAAATGAACCAGTACCATTTAAGTTTAGTACAAGATTTCTTTGGTTCAGTGAAGCAAGATGTTCAATAGCATCGATCTGATCAACACCAGTCTCAAGTTCTTCACCACCATACTCAAACAATTCACATTCAAGTTTATATACAGGAAGGTTAGATAACTGATAGAAAGGTTGTTCGTGCTCAACAAATCTAATCTCAAATAGAGAGTTAGATAGTGGCAGATAAATTAGATCACCCTCAGAAGGTCTTAGATTATTAACAGAGTTATTCCAAACACCAACTAATTGTTCCCATCTTCTTTTAGATACAACAAATGTTGCTTGGTCCCTAATCTCTACACCAAACCTTTGTAGTAAGTCTCCCTCACCAGCAAAGCCTTCTGTAGTTTCGATATACATTTCAATAGCATAAGCATCAACAAACTTGCTGAAGTCATCATTGAGAATTTCATCTCTGGTAACCAATTGTCTGGGCATATAATAAACATCTTGCCCATACATCTTTAGAGATTCTATTACTAGATCTTCATAAAGATTTTGTTCTGGTCTATGCTTCGGTGAAAAGTATACATTAGTAGCCATATTAACCCTGCATGAAATCTACTGGATCTTCCCAGACCAATCTAATCTCTTCTTCTAGTCTTTCAATATCCTGCATTGCAGATTCGAATATTTGAGTACCATTCATTTGAACCCCGCCAGGTAATTGCATGCCCTCAAACTTTAATAGGTTTTCACCCCACTGCCTCTTAATTAATGCAGTTGTATATCTCTTTAACCATTGATCATTATAGACATCAGGATATGCAGATGGATCAACAACTTGCATAGCATCAATAATAATATAATCATCAACCTTAATATCTGTACTCCAATCGTGATCAACAAACAACTTATCCATGTGTCTATTATATCTGATCTGTGGAGCTCCATTTAAGATCATATTAAGTGTTGTCATATACTGCTGGATCTGAGCATAGTTATTTAAGTTGCCCATGTGACCCATATCAAAGATATCATTTAAGTGAATTTGATATCTTGCATCAAACATATTGATTGAACCATTCTCTCCACCAAAAGGTAAAACCTGTCTTACAGAAATAACTGAATCGGGGAGTGTAATGTATTCGTTTGAGATATCTGTTGATGTGATCTGATGTTTCATAAAGACACGTATGATAGCATCATCATGGTACTGTTGGAAGTACTGTAATGCTTCATCAATACGATCTTCTAACTGATCCTCATCAATGTTTATCTCAATAACTGGCTGACCTAACTTGCGCAGGCAGTAGTCAGCCAGTTCTTGTCTTGTAGATGGATTTGCCATTTAACTCTTTCCTAGATAAAATGAGCCCGCTGCAAGAATGGAAATCTTAAGCCACTCAAATGCA